CTAATTCTGTTAGTTGTTGTAGGGGTGTCATTTAATTTGATATTTAGATTTAAAATAAACATAAGGCATAGTATTAAAATGTCCGTTGTCTTCATAGTCAACAAGCTGTATGCCGTCGACGGTGTATATGCGTAAGATTTTCATGTTAAAATATATTTTCAGTTATTAATTCTACATATCTCTGGCCCATTGAGTCTTGACCTTTTTTAATTTCAATTTTATTAAAATCAGCATATTTATCAACCCATTGCCAAAAACGTTTCTGAGATAAATTATATTTTTTAAAGTCAGGATATTCATCTAAAAACTGATTAAATACAATATTTTTATTTAACCTTTCATTTTCTTTAATAGTTTCTTTATTTGCCCATTCGTAAAATTCAAATGATGTTTCTTTAATATATTTTCTTATCTCTAAATTTTTATAATCAAATGCTATTAAGCCATTTACTAAATACATTTGTAAACATTTCAGCATATAATTATAAAACTTAACCCATTCGCTTTTTTCCCATTCATCAAAAAACATTCGTCCAAATTCATTTAAAGGTGTATGTTTTGAACTAAAATATGCGCTAAATTCTATCTCCCATTTTCTGCGTTCAAATGAGCCACCGACACCACCAACAGTATAATTTGTAGTAATTAAAATCTTTGGCGATTTATGTACTGGTATTTTAATAGCATCTTTGTTTTTCTTTTCTAATGTAATACCCTCAGTAATTACACTAAATAAATTTTCAAACTTAAAGTTCTTTTGAACATCATCAAATACAAGTATTTGTGTATCAGCTGAAACGGTTTGATAAGCAAATGATTTATCAAAACTAAATGATTTACCATTTATATCAGCTACTCTTTTAACTTTACTTAGTGCATTCCAAAAAATACCTTTACCACTTCCACCATTTGGATTTTCGCTTATTGTTTCATCATTTAAAATTACCGCTTTATTATTTGCTGAGGTCTTAAATGAATGCATCATGTAGCCTAATGTTGATGTAATGCTATTAATTTTTGATTCATCTTTATTTGAAATTAATTCAATGAATTTTGAAAAATCGCAATTTATATTTTTTGAAATATTAAAATCAAAATCAATAATATGTTTGCGCCAAACAAAGCCATCTAAATCGATATAGTCAATCATTTCAAATCCATCTTTACTGACTTCAATAGCTTTGTTTTTAAAATAGATATAAGCTTTATCAATAGTATCCTCTTTAAAAAAAACGTTTGTTTCTCCTAATATATTTAAGTAATCCTCTTTAAAATATTTAGGATTAGCTGCCATATATTCGTAAACCTTATGTTCTTTTAATTTAAGTAATTCAGATAAAACAAAATCTTTTATCTTAACTTCATTTGTATTGTCAATAAGATTATTAGTTACCTTAATAAATATAAATGATTCTGAATTATCAGGATAATATTTATAAAAACCATTTGATTCAAGCCAAGTTTTATAAAGTAAATGGTCAAGTATTAAATTTCCCTTTTTATTAAAATGCCAAAAGCTAAGTTTATTTATTTCATCGGTTAACTCATTAAGTGTTTGTTTGTCTAATGAAGGAAACTTTTCTAAAATATTCTTTTCACTTTCTCCACTTTTAATATTTTTTTTTATCTCATTTAGTTTTTCAGCATCTTCAAAAAACTTCATTCCAAAATTAGATTTACATTTTGAATATGCCGACCTAATTACTTTTTCTATCTCAACTCTTTTAAAATCTTCTTGCTCAAATTTTTGGCAAAACCTTAATGCTTCAAACTCACTTACTCCAAAATCACTAAATGAGGATGCTAAAACAAATAGATTATTGTTTCGATAACCTTCCCCCATTGAATAAGATTTTTCAAACCATTTATAAAGTCTTTTAATTATTTCAGATTCATTTTCAAGTTTAACTGTTGGAGCTTGTTGTCTATAATCAAAAACTTCATATTCTATTTTATTAGTCCATATTTCAGATTCGTTATTTATATAAATATTTGGGTCATAAGATTCAAAACAAATCCGGCTAATGTTTCTTGAAGAGTTATCAAAATGTTGATTATTATAATATTTTTCTAAGGCATCAAAATACTTTTTATGGTTTTCTATTTCTTTTGGAATTTTTACTATTACTTTTATACCTTTTCCACTAGGACTAATAAATGAAGCAAAAGTATATTTATCTTTATTTATAATTTTTAAATCATTTGAAAGTAATTCTTCAGATTCATATTTATCAAAATCCAAACAAATAAAACCACTATGTTCTATAATTGCATTATCTGCTCTTTTTGGAAATATTCCACAAAAACAAATAGCAGGTAATTGTATTTTTACTTTATCGGCTAAATCTTTTGTTGGTTGTTTTCTAACCTCATCAATTAAATCTTTTGATTTACCAGTTCTTATTCTATCAAATATAAATTCAATAGGTCTATAAAATGGCGTATGTGTTTGTGACTTATTTTTAAATATCGTTACCATATATTAATAAAAAAACCTCAGAGCCTTTCGGAGTGCAGTCCTAATCAGCTATGAGGTTAAAATCTTTGTTAGTTTTTATAGTTCTGCACAACTCTAACAATTACAAAAATACAACGTAAAAAGGTTTTATAAAAATAATAATTAAAAAATAATTAAAATATTTACAACGCTTATAACACATTAACAACGCTTTGCACAACGCTTTACTTTGTAGTGTTTATAATGGTTACAACGCTTTAACGCTTTCAATGAACGATTTTTCTATTTTAAAAACAACTTTATAATTTTTTATATAAAGAAGTATAGAAGTAGTGTTAATCCGTTAAGCGTTGTTAACATCCCGACTCCACTCATTATTCTCAATCAAACTCACCACAAACCCATGAATATAGTCATCAACTTTCTTTTGTTCAGCATTGTTAAACGCTATTGTATTTCTGAATACATTTGCCGATGCGTTTAATGAATTAAAACTTTCTTTGCTGGCATGTTTATACATTTTCAAATAACTGTTATAAACAAGTGAAAGCATTTTACTAAACGCTAGGAACGTTTGAATATCTTTGTATTTTTCACGTTCGATAAGTTCCTGAATTATCTTATGTTGATAGTCTTGCAACCTATCGGCAGCATCTACTCCTTCCATGTTCATGTTCTTTCTTACCGTACTTTCAAAGGCTGATAAATCAGTTACATAGTTGTTAAATCTACGTTTGTTTTCATGCTTAAATTCGTTTAAGAACCTACATGTTTCATCGTTTAATGTTTTGGCAATGCCTACATACATTAATAAAGCTCGGTGTGTTTTTTCTATGTTAATCATATTACATCGTTTAAGTGTTTCATTTCATCTCTATAAATCTCTAATACTTTAATTGTCTTATTGATGTCGCTTAACCATTGCCCTTTTTTCCGGCATCTTACTACGCGCTTAATGATATCAAATTCCCATGCGTTTAACTCATGATGTTGAGCGAATAAATAAAGACTTCCGTGTTCGTTGTTATAGTGTTTGTTTTCCATAGTTATTTTATTTTTTGTTATAAGTCCAATTATTATTTTATACCGTATAAAGAATAATTATAAGCTAATTCATTTTTTAAGAAATAACACAGAGTAAAAACATTTTAATTATTTTTTACCTACGCTCTTTTTAAAAACAAGTATATTCTGATGAACACGAACTATTTTTTTTGTTCTCATGTATTTATCTGCTCTTAATCCTGCATTACCAGTATTGTTTATCATTATTATTTCGTTATAGTATTCCATTCCAGCATCTTTAAAACATTTAATTGTATCAGCAACAAAGCCAATATATCCACCAAAATAACCTCCTTTACCTTTTTTTCTTACCTCCGAAACAACGAAAACAGCAAAGCAATTATCTTTTAACCTTTCACAACTGTTTTTTATTATACGACTATACTTTTCTAAAAACAATGGGTATTCCATATTTGAAATATCGTCTTCTAAATCTGAATATATTTCAAGGTTAGCATAAGGAGGACAACTAAATAAAAAATCATATTTTGGGATTAATTCACTTGTTATTTTTTCACTATCTCCAATGTACCATTGTGGTTGATTATTTATTTTAAGAATGCTTAACGCTTGCTCTCTGTTGCTTTCGACTTGTTCATGCCTTAATTCAATACCTGTGTATTTATATCCTAAATAATTCGCCACAATTCCACGAACAGAACCACCAGCGAAAGGGTCTAAAATAGTTCCTCCATCTTCACAGAACCAACGATACATTAACTCACAAATAAAAGGATTAAAAATAGATACTCCACCACCATTTCCAATTAAAGATTTTCTATATTTTTGGCTACCTTCGCTCCAACCTTTTGATAGTTCATCTACTTTTGTTTTGTCTTTGCTTGATGATGCTGTATAAACAAGTGATGTTCTTCCAACTTCTGATTTTATCCCTAATTGAATGTATTTTTTAGCTCTATTTTTATATAGCGTATTGTTTAAGTCAATTACACTATATGGAGGTATAATATACTTTTCCTTTAGTGTTTGTTTTATCTCTGTTCCAAATAAATCTTTTGCCATCGCTAATCTTCGTTGGTAATTGTTAGCATTTAATTTTTTTCATTAAGTATTTTAATTCTTCAAATTCCGAATAATCTAATTCTTGAAA